GGAAGTAGCACTTCCTTCAACAATCTCGAGCTATTGTGTGCGTTGTGGCACAGTGTCCAATCGCGATGTTTGCGATCTCGACCATCCGTGGGTTGAGCACTTGGGTGACGTTCAGCTCCTTGTTCCCTGCTCTATCGAGGGCGGACGAGTGGATGCTTAACGCCTGGTTTGTTTGGTCCACGGCATTGGCGATTGCCGGATGTGTTGGATATTGCTTCGCTTCGCGCCATCGTCGGCTTCACATGGATAAGCTGCTCTTCGAGAAGTATAAGTCCATGACGGGGACGTTCGCGGGGCCCGGGGGTATCATGTACTATCGTGAATGCCTCGGTGTTCCCGCCATTCCTGTCGAGCTGGTACGCGTGACCGCGAGCGGCGCCGAGTGGCAGCCGATCCGCGGAACGAAGCTCGAGTGCGCTTTGCCGGGTTCCCGCATAGCGCGCGTGTCGCAAGAAGCGCCGCCTAAGTTCGTCGGCTTCGTCCACCACGAGGATGGGAGCCCGGCAGGCGTGTGCTGGCGTTACGATGACGTTCTTATTATGGCGCGTCACGAACTTGAGGGCATCTCTGGTGGCGTGATCGTGCGCACCGCCCGTGGCCACGCGGTAGTCCCTGAGGGCACCGTGTGGCACAGGTGGGCTTGCACGTCGTACGAGTACACTGGCGCGGACATTGTGGCCGCGAAGCTCCCTCAGCAGTTCTTCGCCAAAGTCGGGCTTGCTGCAGCGACACGAAAGCACCTGACTAAAGGTGTCACTCCGTCCATCACTACGTATGGGCTCGACATGGACGGAGTAGCTACTTCTACTGGCCGGGTCAGTGTCGAGAAGTCGCACGCGATGACGAAACGCGGGCTTTTCGCGCACACAGCGAGCACCGTTCCTGGCTTCTCTGGCTGCCCTATTATTGGCAACAAGGATGGCCATGTGAAGATCCTCGGGATGCACGTGTGCGGGGACCTAGAGGGTAGTGCGTGCAACTACGCTCTCGGTGTCTCTGTCATCCAGGCATTCCTCAGGGACATGGGCCTCGTCAAGTTCGGCCCCACTGTTGGAGACCTGTGTGAGTCTCTTGACACTGGCATGTCTCAGAGCGAGAATGGCACCATTCCGGACCACGAGACGGACTTCCGCTTCATGACCGAGGCTGAGTATCAGGAAATGATCAGCGGGGCAGTCGAGTGGGAGAGGGAGAGGGATGCCATTGCCGACCAGGTGGGGTTTGGACACGTCGATGCAGGTACGAGGTCCAAGAAGAACAGGAAGCGATCGGATCTCAATGATTCGATCAAGCCTGAACCCGCGCCCAGTCTTCCCAAGCAGCTCATGCTGTCGCATTCCTGTGACAAGAGCCCGTTGGAGCAGGCCATCGTTGGTGTTAAGGTCATGGCTCCCGGGCGCTGCTTCGTTGACAATGCTGCCGAGTTGTACCTCCAGACAGGAGTTCGCCTGTGGAAGAGGTCCGACGATGATGATGGTTACACCGTCTTCAGCGCGAATGACGCCGTGCGCGTCGACGCGTCTGTCAATGACACTAGGGCGCTGTTTCGTGCGGCTCTCGAAGGCAACTGGCAGAAGGTCGTCGAGGATGCCCCAAAGTATAACCCTGAGTCCCTGCTCAATTGCGGGGCCAGGGAGGGTATTGGCTATGAACCTCTTCATGCCTTCATCCAGTACACCGAGCAGACGCACCACAGCGTCGTGTACCAGGACGGAGATGCCATCGTAGACTCGAAGGGCAACCCGCAGTATCGGTACAGGGGGCGTGTCAAGAGTGGTGGTCGCAACTCCCGCAAGGGAGAGGCCGCGCCTCTGCCAGATGATTTGAAGGCAGTGATGGCGAAGTATGGCCTGAATACCAATTGGACTTTGCCGCCGGACTCCCAGAAGAGTATTCTGGGGTCGCTGGCAGCACAGGCCAAGGAGATCACCATCGGCAGTAACCCTGATTTTACGAAGGTTTACCACAGAATGAAGGCGGACTCCGAGTTCGACCTTAAGCCCTTCTCCGGCAATCTGGATTGTCTCAACAACATTGGCAATTCTTTTGAGGCCAAGTCGTCTGGGTGGTCTGCCCGTTGGCAGAACCTGGACAAGAAATCCATGTGGGAGAGGCATGCCTCGCCTCTGGTCTCGATCGTTGTGACTAGGATCATCTTGCGATGCTGTTATGCTGAACGCATGATGACAATGACGCCCCTCGAGCGGTTCCAGGCTGGCCTGTCCGATCCCAAGGTGCTTGGCCCCAAGGGCGAGGAGCACGGGGAAGCAAAGTCCTCCAAAGGGAAGTGGAGGCAAATCTGGGTGATGTCGACTGTCGA